GGTGAGGCCAAGCTGCGCGGCGAAGTCTGCCGCAATCTTGGAATTCTCGGGATCGCCGCTGAACGCGGTGCAAACGTGGGTCGCGCCCGCTTGCTTGGCCTTGACCATCGTGTGCAGCATCTTGGACCAATCCATGACGGTGGCGCCCGTGCTGTCCGCTTTACCCTCAAAGGCCGACGCGTACATGATGCGGTAATCGGTACCTGCGGGAATTTCCGCCACGATAGCATCGATAATCTTTTGCCCGTGATCGGACTTCGTGGGGGCCGCGACGGTTTCGGTAATTTCCACCCGCGCGTCAGCCTTGGGTGTGCCCGCGTCGACAACAGCCAGGACAACAGCGGCAAGAACGGAAAGGGTCATTTACTTAACTCCAAAAGCGTTTCGGTCCCCCGCATATGAGGGTAATTGACGGGTCCGTCAACTATTATTTTCCGCTTCCAGCCAGGCAACAAGCATCTTTTCGCGCCCAAGCATGAGCGACGCAATGTACCGGTGCCGGCCGTCCCACAGCAAAAACCGCCCGCCTTCCCATCGCCCGACCGGGAGAGGGTACGCTTGCGCTTCCTTAATCGCCGTGAATTGCGTTATTTTTTCCTTGACTTCGGTAATGCTCATGGCCGCCCCCGTCATGGGGAAAACCACGTCGGCGGTGCGGACGTAACCCGTCTTAAGCACCTGCCCGGCTGGAATTATCATCGGTCAAAATCCCGTCTCGCTGCGTTGAAGCGCGCCACGGCGCCCACGATCGAAGGCTTTGCGCTACCGCGGCAGGCTTCGGCAAGGACAACCCCCGCGTGCGCTAGCTGGCGCAAATAGGCGTTTTCCCGGCGCAAGTTGGCGATCGTTTCCCGGTCGAGCACTCTATCACCTTCCGTAAATTGACGGGGCGACGCAACCTGTCCCGTAAATGTGGCCAGACTAATATGAACCAATGTTTTACTGTTCAGTCTGCGGGCCAATTACCGCCGCCCCTATACGAGACCTAAAGGCCCGTAATTTCGTTGTCCTCGTAAAAGATCGTCCAGCCCGCCCGGCGACCGCGCCGCCCCATCTCGCTCAGGCAATCAGCAGCCACAGCAGCCGGGCATCGTTGGGTTTTGCACGCACCTGTGCAGGCACACAGCCCTTGGGTCGCAAGCTGGTAGGCAGTTTTGGCCTCGGATCGCTCAGTCATTGGTCGGTCCTTGGATGGCGGCGCGGGCGATCTCTTTGACCTTGCGGACGATCATAAACGTCCAGTCTACGGCAGGCCCTTCGTGCGCCACGCCATCAAGGTGCAAGATGTTCGGGCCATCGTCCTCCTGAATGGGCAGGTCACGCAGAACAGTCAGCGCCGCCTCAAGCTGCTCCACGCGGGCGCGGAGGGTGGCGATCTCGTCGGCGGCGGTATAACAATCTCCGTAAGTGACGTTTCCGGAACGCAACTGTTCGGTCAGGTCCATGCTCATCTCTCCTCCTGTTCGGCAGCGAGGGCGGCTACATCACGCCAGAACATCTTCGCCGGGTCGCTAAACGTGCTCGGGTAGTACGCTTCCGCGATGGTGTTGCCGGAAGCGATGACGCTAAGCCGGGATCGCGCGCCTATTAGATCAGCTTGCAGCCTAGCTTGCTCATGGGATGCAATCGCTTCCCGAACCGGGATCATCTTGCGCTCGGGGCAGCAAGTGAAGGCAGCCGGTGAAGTGGCGTGAATCCATGCCACGGACTTCGTGGTCCCGCATCCGGTGCAAACCTTGGCCTCTGCGTCGTCATCCAATTCGGTGATGCCGGGGAGTTCGTCCACCGCCTCGCTTGGCGCGGGTGCAGAAGCGCGGAGGGCGGCACCGGCTTTGAAAGCGTCGATAATTTGCTGGCCGGTGTAGGCGAGGCCAGGGTTTCCGCGATGGTCAGTCAGCCGTAGCGGCTCGTCAATCCTGAGCAGATGATCCGATGCCAGCCCCACCACATCGGCAGCGGGCGCGTTGTCAGGGGTGGTCATTGGGGGCCCCAAGGTTGAAGCTGTCGGGAATACGGCAGCATTAGAGGGTGGCAGGGGTGCCCGTCCTTTGCCGGCTCCCCGATGGAGTGTAGCTGCCGGCCCATTTCGTCGGCCATACGCACAACCGTTCGCCAGCGACCGCGCAGCAGCTTTGGTAGCTTCCCCGATGCGCCCCATGCCACCACGATCATATCGGCTTCACTCATGATCGCGCGCAGATGCTCGTCGTTGTCTGGACCTACCGGATCGGCCGCCGTCGCGAGTTCGTGCACGTCTGTTGCTCGATAGGCGAACAGGTTGCCGACGATGATGTGGCCCCACCCGTTGCGCTCCCCGAAGCCTAGCAGCTTGCGGATCGTCGCATCGTTCTGCGTAGCGTCGGCCGTGGATGGGTTCACCATGATGACAGCGACCGCGTCCTGCCGGAATCCCGGCGCCCGCTCCAGTCGATAGCGATAGGTGCCGCAAGGGGAGATAATAGCGCTCACTTCTCGTCCCTCCGCTCGGGTGCCGTGGAGAGGGCGGCGTCGATCTTGTCGGCAATCGCCTTGTTGCGCTCGGCCTTCGCCAGCGTGTCGCCACCGATATACTCCTGCTCGACTATAGGCGGGGTTCTACCGTCGCTTGTCACGCCATCACCCTCCCCTGCACGCGCCGCCGCAGCATCGCGCCGATTGATCCGAAGCCGAGAAGCATCATGGCCCAGGCAGAAGGCTCGGGAATGGCCGGAACCTCACCCACGGGGGCGCCAGGAACCCCGCCCGGCCCCGCGATCGGCACGATCCCGTCCGCACCGCCAGAACTGCAGAAAGCGATGCAAACCGCCGCGCCGGTCGCCGCCAGCCCTCCAATAAGCGCCCAATCGGTACCAGCCGAGACGGACACTGGCGCCGGGCTAAATGCCGTGAACGCAGGTTCGATCGCCGGCACGCGCAGGTCGATAGGGGGTAGCACGTCCAGAATAACCGGCGCCCGGCTGGCCTGCAGGGCAACCAGTTCCGCCGCGTCGGCGATCGCCGCGACATTCTCGGCAGGTACGCGACCCAGGTCCGCGCCACCGTCGGCGAGCGCGGGGAGCGGAGCGACCAGGACAGCCGCAGCGAGCAAAAGTGAAAAACGGGGCATAGGAGCGTTTCCTTGTTTCGATTTAAGACGCCCTAAGTCCAAATGACGGGGCCGTCAACAAGATTTTAAAACGGGCAATCGTCAATCGGCGGCAATACCTCACCCACCAGCCAGGCGGGGGGTACAAAATAGGGCACGGTGCCAGCTATCGTGGCCGGGTCGTGCGTGGGCTCGGGTTCCTCATAGCCCCGATGGACCAGCAGCCAATGCTGCCGCACATCGTTGGACTGATCGGCCCGGATCTTGGCCAGCCGCGCGTGCTGCTCGGCCAGGTTGTCAAGCTGCGTCTGCCCCGTGATGTGCTGGACACAAAGCGTGTTCGGATGGCCATCCGGCGTATGCGGGCAATTATGGCCCGCCTGCAGCCCGTCCAGATCCAGCCCGTGAATGAATACGCCGGCCCAACGATGCGCAAACCATCGCCGGCCCTCAAACCAAAAGCTGCCGTAGACCGCCGAATTACCGCGGCCCTGCGTTTTACCGCCGATCCACAAGACGCACCCGGTTTCCGGCTGGAACTGGCATTTTTCGCGGAACCGTTCGATCGCCGAGATCGGGAGCAGGCGACCCATTGCGTCACGAGGGCAACGCTCCATGCCAGACGGGAAGGTCACGGTTGGGCCTTGGCGGCTAGTTCGCGCAGTCTGCCGCAAATGGGCCTCATACTCCGGCGCCATTTCCGTATTCCCGTTGTCGAACGGGGGCTCTTGCTCCCGGGCCACCCGGTCCCGCGCGACCAGTTCCAGCCGGGCCAACGCTGCCCTCTCGTGCAGGTCGTCCAGGGCCCCCGCATCGCCGGCCGGGAAGTCAAGCCGCTCGGCCGCTTCGATCAGGGCCTTAATCGCGCTCATACCCCGTAATCCTCGGGGCACCAGCAGCCCCCGCCGCACTCCGAGTCGCCGCATTCACAGATAGGCGAGGCGTCCAGTACGTCCCACAGCACAATGACGGCCAGAATAATAAACGGCACGCCGATCAACCATAAGTCCCAACAATCCATGGCAGTTTCCTTTCGTCCACCTGCCTACGCTGGAATTGACGGGCCTGTCAATCCTCTTGTGGGGAATACCCTTGCCCATGCGGGCGCTTGCCTTCGTTGCGAGGATCGGCCTTGTTGGCGGCAAGACGACCGGCGACAAAGTCCTGATACTTTTTGCTCGCCTCCTGCGGGTCCATCTTTGCCAGATCCGCCACGGCCACTAGCTGCTTGATCGTACCGGACACGTCGACCTTGTCCGTAAAGGCCCCCATGATCCGCCCGGCCATTTCCAGCGCCTTTTGCTGGTCGGCCATGATGATTTCATACCCGTCGCGCTTCGCCTTCACGCCGCCGTACAGCAGCAACGCCTGGTCGCTCAAATTGTCCGTGTCGCGCGGCACGAACCGTTCGATGCCCTCGCCATGGCACTCGGGACAGTCGGGATGCGGCGGCTTGGTGGCGTTATAGCCGAAACCACCCGCTATGTCCGGCAGGTCCACATCATCGGCTGCGGCGGCCCCTATGACGCCCTTGCGGCGCAACTTGGCCGTCTCTTTCTCGGCCTTGGCGATCGCGTCCAGGTACTCACGCTCGCGCCAGTGGTACCCATGCCCCTCGCCATGACAGAAGCGACACGCCCCGATCTTGAGCCCGATCAGTTCGCGGGGGTCCGCAGTCGCTATATCCACGAACCGGCGTAGCAGCCAACCGACATTCGCGACGGCTGGCGAATTGACGCGCTGCGTTTCCATAAGGGCCGCTATTTCGTCCTGCACGGCCTGCCGGTGGAACATCTTATGCCCGAGCACCAGCGCCGACCCATAAGTCACATCTGGCCCGTAGGCGTGCTTATAGGCCTGCGCCTGGTTGCGATGGACGGCCCAATGCTCGGCAAAAAGCTGCTCTTGCGCATTGCACGACCCGCGACGGGCCGAAGGCACTAGGGGCTTATCGGACATACCGCCAACAATTGTGGCGGATGCGTCAATTTGTCAACTTAAAATAAGCGTTAATTAGCGAACCCGCCAGCAACGGTAAGTGCCGTCACTGTGCTGGGCCACCAGGAACGACCGCCCGTGACGCTTGCCCCACGCGTTCGCACTCGCACGTGTCACGCCGAGATTATGAATATGCACCGCAAAACTATCGTTCACGGCCATGTCGGGCCAGGGGTACTTGCAGCGCGATCCGTGGTGGCGCGAAGCGGGGGCGGGCGGGGGAATGTCGTTGCGTAACATACACAATCTATGTCGTTTGAATTGGGGCAGGTCAAGCGCAATGTTATGGGGGTATTCCGTCAACCTACTAACCTCTTGAAATCCTTACCTATTTAGCTTTGTATAAGAGTATTTACCCTATTACCTCTAAAATATGTAAATTGCATACGCACGCACGCACGCACGCACGCACGCACGCTCAAAGACTTGCGCGCTTCTCGGGGTATCGAGGTAAACCGTCAACTTTCGGGTTTTTTAGCTGGTTTTTCAATTGCTTACGGTTACCCCAACGGGGGCACCCCGAACGGTTTTCGATCGGGGTAACCGTCAAGCCGAGGTAAACCGTCAACTTTTCGTTAAATTAACGCGGCCACCGATACCGATTGGCGCGGATAAATTGCGCTAATTCCCGGCGCGTTAATTGCCGCGCCCCCAAATTAACGGAATGTCGTAATGGGGAAAGCTGTTCGTCCAGGTCGTCGACGACCATATGGCAGCAAAGCATGCGTTACCGACGTAAACAGCCCGGGGGCGTCAACTAATCAGTCGGCATGCCCCATTTACGCTTTCGACTCGTTCAACCAGGATAGCCGCGCGCGCCTCTTTACTGGCCGGCTGGTACGTCCCGCGCCAGGCGCTATCAATCCCGATGTTACGCCCTACGTTTGTGCTGTCCCCGCTAGCGTATGGCAAGTGCCGAAATATCGTGGCGTTTAAGGCGCGCAAGCCGTGAAGCTTGCAAATCGGGTATCCGTCGCTGTCGACGACATGGGGCAGCACGGTGCGCATACGCTCGAGATAACGCGCCGGGGTGGACGCATCGTATTGGCCGCTCGAGCCGATGGCCACCCGCGGCCAGGTGCGGCACAGGCGCACAAGCCGTTCGATGCTTTCGTTGGTATGCCAAACGACGGCGCTTTCGGCCGCAGGGAAGGGCCATGCGTCAATTAGGGCATCGTTTTCCTGTTCGGTCCCTTCGATCACGTCGGGCACCACGGCAAAGTCGAACCCCGGGTGGCGGCGCCAATCCGCGACGAACACGAAATACGGCGACCAATCGAGCACAGGGCGGCCGGCACGCCAGGCGGCAAACGCCCCATTATCGAGCGCGAACGATTGACACTCCTGCGCGACCAACCGGATTTGCTGGGGCGTCCAGAAAGACACGAACCCATGTCGGGCTTTCAGGACGCGCAGCGCGCAAGTATCCGGGGTAATTGGCGTGCCGTGATAGTGTATCATCCCCGGCGCGTCTCGATTTCAACGCCATGATGGAAAGCGCGCAAGCCTTGCTCGCCGCCGAACCGCTCGTACAGCATGTCGGCGATATTTTCGTGGTACGGCTTCTCGAGCGTAAGGGCGTGCTCGCCGGCGGCAATGATATCCTCCACCATGATTGTTCGCCCGGTTTCTAATTTCAGCGTGTAGCTGATCGCCCGGCCGTTATTCGGGCACGGTACCCAAAAGCGATAGCGGTAAATATTCAGGTTCATGAGACGTTCCTTTTCTAACCTCTTTATGCTGGACGAAATAGGAGCCGATCGGTATTCACGAAGCACCCGATGCAGGCCGCCGATGGGATGCGTTACCGTTCCTCGGCCTCTTTTGCTTGCACGTTCCGCGCGGGTGGCGGGCCGTTCCATTGGGCGGCCCGCCCTAGCACGATCACCACGCTCTTAAGCCCGGCCGCTTCCAGCACATCGCCGCACGACCCGCAAACGAAGTTGTGGCCGTATACATAGGCCACCCCGCCGCGCGCCTGGTCGCCGGCCCGAGCCGCCGCCACCTGTTCCGCATGCCCGCCCTGCTGGCAGATCGTGGCGCACTTGGCATAGCCCTCGCCGGGAAGCCGCGGGCATGTCTTTTGCGGCCGTGCGCATTCGTTCGACCCGAACCACTGGCGGCCATCGGGAGCGCGGATAATGCACGTCACGGTTCGCTTGGCGCAGGTCACAATGCGGCCTCTAGGAAAGCCACTACCGTTTCCGCGTCGAGCGCGTTGCCGTAGGCGCGCAACTTGCCCACTCGGCCGGCAGGCGCATTAGCCAGCGGGAATGTTCCGGGTTCAACTGGCCTCCACTTTCCATCCCGGCAGAAAAGCCAATCTGCAGCACCCCGTCGGCTGTTAGGCGCATCGCGGTCGGCGTTCTCCATCCCGCCAGCACCGCCTGGCGCGGTAGCTGGTCCTGCCGCAGCGTCCCGTCGGCCCGCGGGGGCAGGTCGGTCGCCCCGTCCTTCCAATCCCGGCTGCTCGCTGTCGACCAGCCCGCTAGGGTCGCCGCTTGCGCCATATCCTGTGGCCCGCCCTTGCGCTCCATTTCCCGCGCCGCCCCCGCTTCCGTCCGTACGTTCTTGTCGCCGTCCGTCTGCCGCACCGTCGGCCACGCCGACAAAATAGAGCCGCTGGCGAATATGGTCGCCGTCATGTGCGCCAAGGTTTCCGCTAGCCCATGCGGCAAAATCAAGTAGCTGTCCGGCAACCATGGGGTCGGGGCAATGACGTATGGCCCGCAATATCCATTCGTGCTGGGGGCTTTCGTGCCAGCTTTCCACGGGGAAGCCCGGAGCGCACAAATCTGCCGCCCCGACGGCGTAGCCCGCGCCTTCCAGGTCGTTTTGTACAAGATCGAGCCAAGCGAGCGCGCTTGTAACCTGCTCGCCAACGACGATTGCAGGGCGGCGCTGCGCGATGAGTTGGAACCACGCGGGCCACAGATGCCGCTCATCATCAAACCCAAGTTGCTGGCCTGCCGTGCTGAAAGGTTGGCAAGGGCAACTTCCCGTCCAAATTGGGCGATCGTCTGGCCACCCAACTCGGCGCAGCGCATAGGGCCACACTCCAATTCCGGCGAAGAAGTGGCATTGCTCATAACCGTTCAAATCCTCGGGTTGCACGTCCAGTAGCGAACGCTCGTCTACGTCGCCTGCGGGCAAGTGCCCTGCGGCGATCAGGTTCCGCAGCCAAGCGGCGGCTTGCGGGTCGAATTCATTGTAGTAGGCGGGCATTAAAGCACGCCCCCTTGCCGCAGGATAAAGCGCGCACCGTGCTCGGTCGTGGCGCCCCGTATCGCACCGGGGCGGCTTGCACCCCACTTGGCGAGCGTAGGCTTAAGCGCACGGCTGTTTGCGGCCAGTTCGGCTTTGAGCCGGTCGCGCTCGCGCAGCAGGCCCACCAGTTCGGTTGTTTCGTTCATAGCGGGAAAACTCCTTTTCCGTCGGGACATACCATTACGGCTACTACCCCGTGTTCGTATTCGTGCTCGTGCAGCGCCTGGGCGCAGCGGGGGCATTTGGATGCCAAGCGAGGCTGCGGCTCAACGGCTGGCATTGAACTTGCCTATATCCGCAAGGTACATCTGGATACCGTTTGCCCGCGCGCGCAGCCTGCGCGCTTCGTAAAGGATCTCGCGGGTTTCAACGCTGGAAGCGATGGTTTCGCCGCGGTCCCGGCGCGCGCTGGCGGCCCGCTCTAGCCCTTCGGCCTCGCATGACAGCATGAGGATACGTAGGCGCATGGTTTCAGCTTCGGTCACAGTAGGCCTCCTGCCCGGGCCGTAGCGCGCTCTAATTCGCGCTCGGCAAGTTCCAATCGTTGGCCCACGTAGCGCAGGCCGGCTTTGCCCCCGATCGGGGCGGCGTCTCGGGCGGTTTTAATGTCGTCTGCCAGGCGCGTTGTCAGCGCCAGAATTTCGTGCAGCCGGATCACAAGCTTGCGGTTCATACTTCTAACCTTTCGAAGCGGAACCCCGACGCATGGTAGGGGCTCGGGCTGGCGGTGGTGATGTAGCGTTTGCCCCATTCCTCGCGACCGTCGGCGCCGAACCGGGCCACGTCCACGCTTGCTTCGTGGCGCTTGGCGAGCCGGCCGGCTTTGGCCCTAGCCGCGCCGTCACTCGCGCAGCCGTGGAATTGGGTGCTTTCGGCCCCTTCGTCGGGAAAGAGCCGAAATTCGTAGTAATAGGGGCCGCTCATGATTGCATGCCCTCCAAAAAGGTGATGGTCGATTGCGAAAGGCGCAGGGCGTCGGCCTTGGCTACCCGCATAGCGGTAAGGATCGGTTGCCTCCCGTGGCCGTTCTCATAGCGGCGCTGCAGGTGGGGTGCCCATGCTGCGTCGCCCATGCGCTCGCTATCGGTAAAGACGCGGGCGGCGGCGAGGCCACAAACGTACGGCCGGTCGGGGTCGTCGTCGGTGAAGCCCAGGGTAAGGCCGGTCGCGGTAAACGAAAGAACGCTGCCGGTTTCTTCCAGGGCTTCTAGGACGGCGTGCCCCGCGCGAATGGTGGCGAGAATGTCGGTTGCGTCGCCCATTTGCTTTTCTCCAAAAGCGTTGCGTTGCACCCTCAATACAGGAATTGACGGCCCCGTCAACAACAAAAAACGCCCCGCTTTCGCAGGGCGCCTTTCGTACCGGTATGGGGGCGGAATTGGCCCTAGGTAGCGGCGGCGATCGTGGCCGGTTCCAGCATGGACGGCCGAACCGAATAGCTGGTGTCCTTGTCGACCCGCACCAGGACGTAGGCGCCTCGGCCACCCTGCTTGACGCTTTCCACGGTGCCGGCGAAAGTCTTGCCGTTAAGCGTGCGGCCGTTCACGACCATGCCCTTGACAACTTCAGAAGTCTGCATTTCAAAACCTTTCTGTTAACGGGACAGCCGCCTTAAATGGAAAGTGACCGTCCCGTCAATGGCTTTTAGAGCCAGGCGCCGCCGATCGGGCCAGCGCCACCCGGAGCCGGGTAGAACTTCGGGCCCGACCCCCAATTGAAGCCGAATTCGCCGCGGTACTGATCGGCATTGCCCACCAGGAACAGCGAGGGCGGTTGCCCTGTGACGCCCTCGCCGTGCAGGCCAATATCCAGCTTGCCGTTGGTCACGTCGGTGAACAGCGCCGGGTCGGTAACGCGGGTGGTCGTATCGAGCCACATTCCGCCGAAGTCCGCATTAAAGCCGCCTAGTACGACCGGCGCGATCCGGCGCCAGCCAACCGCCTGCCCCGTGCCCCATTCGAGCGACCCCGCTCCGGCGGGCGAGCCATTGCGACGAACCGTGACGCCCGTTGACACGCTCGCTTCGGCCATGTCCCACGAAAAGAACATGGCGTTGTCGGTATTCAGCGGCAGCGCCGTTGACTTGATGCGAGCAATGCGAGCGTTTGCCGCATTTCGCAGCACGATACGCATATGTCGATCAGGGTGCAGTTCGATTTGCAAGCCGCCCGAGTTGAACAACGTTACGATGGACGAAGGCGCTTCGGAGAGGCGCACATTGGGTAGGTATAGCGACCCTTGCATGCTGTCCGTATCCGCCAGGCGCTTGTCGCTGGCGGTGGCGTACCTAGCCCCACCGGTGAACTGCACGACCGGGTAGGTGGCCGTTGGTTCGGTAAACGCTGCCGGTTCGGCCGTATTGACGACAGGCACCACGAACGGCTGCACGGGCGTTTGATAAACGGCGCTTACCAGGGCGGTGCCGACATATTCAACGCTTGCCGTCTGTCCGTACTCGGCAACGGGCACCACCAGGCCCACATTCGAGCGGAACACACCCGCAAACGCGCTTACCCATGAGCCCGCATGCTTGCCCACCGGGGGCGGCGCGATTTCGGCTGGCACCACTTCGCCATTAATCCGCACCACAAAATCCGCTGGCGAAAGCACCACGTCCTCGCGCAACGTATTGTCGAAAATGATCCACAGCGCATCGCCGCGCCATTTGGCAATTACGGGCTTAGGTGCGGCCAGGTCCTTGGGCGTGGCAGGCCACAGGGCCTCGGCGATCCGACGACGGAAGGGCACGATAACTTCGCCGGCCGTCAAGCTGCCGTTCCAGCGGTTAAGCCAGGTATCGAGCGACCGGTAAACGTTCTGGTATTTCCACAATTCCTCATGGTTCCAAAGCGCACGGCCCCCCTCGACCAGCATTGCGGCCGCAACCCCGTGAATGCTGTTGATGGTGCAAATATCACGATACGGAATGTCGATATTGCTCCCCGACATGACCGGGTCGAAGTCGGGCGCTATGTCGTAGCTGCCCTGCATGTACTGCAAGTACGGGTCTTTCCGCCGATCGGCCGTGGACCCATCGCCGCCAACTTCCACATAGCGTTGATCGATGAAGTACAGGAACTTGTCCTCGGGCATTACCGGGTTTTGCTTGTAGTCGCACATGGCCTGCATCTCTGCCAGTTTGGCCGCTCGCTCGGGCGTATCAGTTGCGTTGCGCAGCGCCGCTACGCAAGCAATCATGGCCGGCTTGCGGAACGCCGCGCCATTGCCGCCGCGCAGGCCCCCGCTAACCGGGTCGCCCCCTTCCATGGCGCGCTCATGTGAGTCGATCGCGAACGGCCAAAGCACGTTCAGGATCGCCACCTTTTCGGCTGGGGTGAAGTCGAAGTGGAGCGCCGCCACGGCATCGCAGACAACTTGCGCATGATCGCGCGGGTAGCCGGCGTCGCCATTCACGTCGCCAGGGGCCACGTTCGGGGCGCCAATCGTGTTGGTGAACTGCAGAGCCCACGGACTGCGCAGGCGGTTCACGATCGTTTCGAACGATGGCATGCCTTCCACTTTGGGGAGGCTCTTGAATACCGATAAATCCCAATCGCTTTCGGTAAAGAAGGATTGCTTGCTGGGCGCGGCAACGCCTGGACGCAGCGCGCCGGGCAGCGGGCGGGAGGGCACAACAGTAAGGATCGCGGCGGCCACACCGCCGGGGCGTTGCGCATCGTACGGGCGGCGGCGCCCCTCCGTGCCGTCAGGCGACACGAACTTGTAAACGGTGCCTTCGTCGATGGCCAGCGGAACGCCAGTAGCGCCTGGGTCGACGTTCAGCACGTGGTCGTAGGCGACCGAATTCAGGTTGGTGATGGTCGGAATACCATGCAGGCCTTGTAACTGGTTGTCCTTGTTGCGCGCTTTGCTGCCCGCATACTTAGCGCTGCCGGGGTCAACCTGCGTCCCATGCACCCACCGGTTCGAATATGTCTTGCCGCTGGAATAGGAGCCAGACGCCTGGTAGCTTTCGGGCGCGATCGTGGGAAGGGTGACAGGCCCGACGGCCCATGGATCGCCGTTCGCGTATTGGCCAGTCGGGTACGCCTGGTCGAACTGAAATGTGATCGTATTTGACGACACGCTGGTATTGAGATTTTCGCGCGCGTCTAGTTCGGCGAGCACTTCGGCAATACGCTGTTCTGCAGTCGTCACGCCGGTGTCGGCATAGCCGAGAAGTCCTAAAACCTCGCCTACCACTTGGGAAAGGCGAGTTTCGACGGTGTCGATAGTGGTGCGCGCGGTTTCGAGCGCGGCGGCGGCTTCGGTAAGGGGGACGCGGGTATTATCCGGCATGGGAATAGGCTCCTATGGATGCGAACCGGTAGCCTACCCCTTACGCCGCGCCCAATCAACCGCCGAAAGCGGTTTCCGCATCCCCAGCGCTGCCGCTCGCCTGGTCCGCTTGGTAGCGTTTAGCAATTGTTGCCGCGTCGGTAAGTTGGCCCACCAGATGCCCTTGTCGGATGAATAGCCGCGGCTTGGCATTGTCCGGCTGCACTGTGTTGTTTACGCGGCCATCATGCAGGTTCGGGTGGTAGTCGTACCCTAGCCGCTGCATCATTTCGCGGCGCTTGGTGCGGGGGACGGACACGCGAATGCGGTCTAGCAGATCGTCAATTGCTTTGCTTGAGACCCAACCGTTGGCGAAGCCAGGGCGGCCCTGTTCGACCGCTTCCATAATCTCTTGCTCGGCACGGCCGCGGCTGGCCACTAGGGCTGCGGCGGTACTGCTGGTCTCGGGCGCTCGCATGCAAAGCCCGGCGGGATTGAATTCCTCGGCGGGCACAAAGTCGCGCAAAAACTGGTTCACCACCGCAAACCCGTAATTAGGGCCCAGCTTGGCGTACTCATTGCGCCCATACAGCCAGTCGTAAAGGTCGGGAAAATAGCGCCCGTCCATGCCGTCGCGGCGCATGTCGTCGGCCGTTTGCTGCCCGGTGTAAAAGATCGCATATCGCCGGCTGTCGACGTTGACCGGCACGCCGTCCGCGTGGTTCGTCAACATGATGCCATTGCAGCGATTATCCCCGGTGAATTCGTCCAGGCCCTTCTTTTCGATCGGCAGGCGGTCGTTTGTGACGTACGCCTTGAACTGTTCCAGAAAGTCGCGGCGATGGGCCACGTAAATTTCCTCAAGCCCGATGAATAGGTTCCCCTGGACCCACCCGTTAAAATTGATCCCTTTCGACGCCATTTTTTGCGGGTCGACCAGATGCGTATAGCGGTTGCCCACCGCGAACGACAGCGCGCGCAGGATCAGCGTTTTGCCGTTGCCCTCCGCGCCCTGCAGCACGGGCCACCATTGGAACTTATGGCCCGGGCTTTGGACCAGCGCAGCCATATACGAAAGCAAAATGGCCCGGTCGCGCTCGTTGGGCAGAAGCTTGGCAAGGAACCCGGTGAACTTGCCCGCATCGCCCCCCACGCGCAGCGTCTCAATAGGCACGTAGGTGTTCAGCAGTATTTGCCCCTCTTCGTGGATCAGGGCGCCGCTTGGCTGCTCGGGCCGGAAGCAAAGGGCGTGGCAATGTGGCGGCTGGTAGACCCGATTTTGGGTGAACGCCTGGTACGCGTTGTCTGTTGTCTTTTGCCCTTCGCCATCCATCACGAACAGGAACCCGCCGTAAATGGCGTTGAAGCGGGATTGGTTCACCATGCCGCCGTCGGGCAGGTAAATCTTGTCGTCCGCCCGTACGTACACGCAGCCGGCGAAATAGCTTAGCTGGTCGTGAACCCCCATAAAGCCATTCGACCCGTCCCGCGTGCGCATACCCGCCTGCTCGATTTTTTCAGCGGGGACGGGCTCGGCTAAAGGGGCGCTACACCCCGTCGCAACCTCGCTGGATACGCTGCACGCACGCTGGATGGTGCGCGGCAGGTAATAGCCGCCTCGGGCTTCCCACTTATCGCGGACCAGGCCCGAGAGGTACATAAGGTCGCGGATGCGCTCGCAGTTCTTGCCGGTCCAGAAAGCAAGGTGCGCAGCTAGGGCGGCATCGGCGCTGGACGCGTCGTAAGCCCCGGTGGTGCTGTCGGGCCAGCGCGCGGCCAGGGCATCCGTGTTGCCTTCCCACAAGTCGCGGAATGTGACGGTGCCCGACGCGGCGCCACCGAATGCGGCTGCAGCCGATCGGTCGCCAGAGGCCAGCGCGCGCCGTATCAGGTCGTCGTCGGCTTGCGGCCCGTCCCACCCTTCAACGGGCTCGCTGGTCCAGTCGTCGGGGCCGTGCGTTGCCTTGGCGGTCGGATTAAACAGGGCGGGCACCGCTACGGCAAGCGCGGCGGTATGGTCGGTTGCGGCATTGCCAACGGCGTTCAGCCCCGTGAGCGCGGCAAATCGCAATTCGTGGTAGAGTTCTAGGCTCAGCGGGATATTCTTGCACGAATGCTCGGGCACGTCGCCAGTGCCGATGATATGTAGCCCGGTGCCAGACTGTGAGACTTCCACCGCGGCACCAGCAAAACGCTGGCATAGTTCAACAGCGATCGACGACCACGTGCCGTCGGTTTGCAGTGCGCCGTCAATGTCAAGAAAAAAGAATGGATCGTCAGGGGTAAACACAAAGCCTACGCCTTGCCCGTGTCCCGCGCGCACCGCGTCCGCGCATTCCTGAAAGCTACCCCAAGTTGCGGGGTCGTGGGCGCTGGTGACTTTGCCGTTCCGCCAATCGCACGGCAGCTTATCCATTTTCCCCGGCCGGGCGCTCGGGACAAGCCGCCACGTGACGAACTGCGGCCAGACGGCCAGCGGCTCCAGGGCGGGGGGTAGCTGTTGCATGGGCGCGTGTTACCTTTCGCGGGTTGCCCCGCGTTATTCTAACCGACAGGGGCGGGCTTACGCGACTAGCGCAGCAAGGGCGTCGCGCTTAAGATCCTCGGGCGCGCGGCGCGCGGCGGGATGGCCAGCCGCCAGCCCTTGCCCGACAATCTCCACTAGGCCTTCGTCGACGGCGTGAGCCATCACAGCATCGCGCAGAGCGTCCATGTTGCCAAACGCGTTATTGACGCTGCCCGCAGCTACGCCTGCCCGCGTGGCAACCAGGTCGCGGGTTATGTTCGCGAACCCCCGCTCCTGGGCCAGTTCGATCGCTGCGGACAGGACCGCACGATTTCGATTTTCGACTTTTTCACTCATGGGGGAACCCGTCCTCTTTTGTCATGCTATGGTGAGTTTTGACGGCCCGGTCAAGACGGGTCTCGATAATAGGCCAGTACTCGGGCGTCATTTCCGCGTCACAGTTCGTAATTCATGCCAAGCCTTCCGCACTATTCGCGAACCGGGCGTACGCCCCGTCGACCGCCGCCAGCGCAAGGAAACGCTGTTGAGCTTGCTCGCGAGCGTCGCCCTTGAACGTCCAGCCCGCGTGCTTGACTTCGATTGCCACAAATTGCGCAATGGTGGCGCCGATATGTTCGGGGGCGATTGTGAGGCGTCGCCAGCCGATAAGGTCGCTCGACTTAAGCTGATCGTTCAAGGCCTTGCTGTCGTTGGCCAGCCCGTACCGCACCGGCACGCCCCGTTCGTCTTTTAGCGCGCCCACATTGTTGCGGAACAGGCGCATAGCGTAGCGGGGCGCAGCCAAGCGAATTTCCGATTGCACGCGGCTTTCGCTGCTGTTGCCGGCGGGCTCCGCATCGGCACCAAGCACGGCGGCCAGATCCGCCAACGCCTGGTCGGAAATACGGTGGCGCAGGGCCCAGGTGCGAAGTTCTATTGCAATTGCCATTTGTTGCGGTCCTAGATTGTGGTGACGATACGGTCAAGTAGGGCCTGCGCTTCGGCTCGCTTCAAGGCGAGAGCGCTTAGCACGTCCACCCCGAACGAATGGTAAAAGCGACGCTGTATCATGCTATCGGTTTCGCCCGCGCCATGCCATTTGCCGCCCCATGCCGCCATTGCTTCGCGAAGTGTGGCGAGCGTTTCGAGCCGATCGGCATGGCGCTTGACGTTCCCCATAACTCCCGCCGTATGGAGGCCGGTTTGCTGCAGGCGCCAGCGTTCTTCCTCTAGCGGCAGCGTGGCTTGCGTCATGGCGGAGCGCAGCTTTTCCAGCAACTCGGGCGACATTTCCGCTAGATCCCCGTCGACCATTCCCGGCGCCGATCGGCTGGCCGGCGCATGGTAAAAGCCGCAGTGGGGGCATTCGCGGTGCTTGGCCTCAAAAGGCTCGAAACATTCCAAGCACACGCGCAAGGGCAGCGCGTCGACGGCACTTTTCGACCCGCTACGCTCCCCACTGTTGAGCGTCCATTGCCGCGGCCGATCGGGCAGGCCGACATGGGGCTGCAGCAGGTTGCCCACGTGGTCGATTATCAACGCTTCCTTTTTGCCGGGCAGGACACGAAGGGCGCGGCCGAATTGCTGCATTATTAGCGCCAAGGATTTGGACGGGCGGGCAAAACTTACGGCTTCGATCGCCGGAAGGTCGAAACCCTCGCTGATAATGTCGACCGCAACGATTTCGTCCAGTTCCCCGCACTCGAATTTGCGAATAATAGCCCGGCGTACGGCGTCTTGCGTTTTCCCCGTGAGGCATTCGGCGCGCACCCCGGCAGCACGGTATGCGGCGGCCATTTTTTGCGCGGTCTCCACGTCAGTTGCGAACGTGACGTGGCGAAGGCCCTTTGCGAACCGGAGATAATTTTGCACCACGTCACCCACGATATGCGATCGTGCGGATGCATCGCGCAGCACGGCCGTTGACCAGTCGCCGGACGCGGATACGGCCTTATCGAGCACGTCTAGGTCGCTTTTGACGCAAACGATGCGGTAATCGGTAAGGTGGCCCTGGTCGATAAGCCACCGCATCGGCGGCGCCTCCACCATTACGTCGGCGATACCGTCGGCATGGCGGCCCAATCCTTTGCCGTCGGCCCGCTCGGGGGTAGCGGTAGGTAGCAGGCCCCGCCGGTGGGGATGCGTGAACTTGTCGAGCGCGCGCCCCCATTTGTTGCCCCGAATGACGTGGTGCCCCTCGTCGGGAATGGTAAGAGTAACTTGCTTTTCCCAACTAGGATCATCCCGCCGCACCAGCGTATCGACCGAAGCCACCGCCGCGCGGGCCGACGGCGTGTGGAAGCACGTCCCATATTCCGCCACGTGCTGCGCGGCGATCGCCCGGATTGTGGCGTCAGCGGCAATGATGTTGTGCCGCACGCCATACCCGGCAAGCGTCATGCTGATTTGCGAGACCAACTCTTGCCGATGCGCGATTACGGCGGAGGCGCCTGGGTGCTGTTCGACCAGGTGGCCAAGGCAAACCGTCTTGCCGAAGCCCGTTGAAGCCACCCCGCATACGTCCCGCGCCCCGTTATTCCACGCACCGTGTACGTCGCCCAAAAAGTCCGATTGATCCTTACGAAGTGCGTATTTCATATTTTCGCCTAAAGGGTGTTGACGGAGCCGTCATGCAAGCTTAGGTGGCAGGCGTCAACCCGAGAAAAGGAAACGACACAATGCAAATTCAGTTCGATCCGCGGGACAAAGATGCGTGCGCTTCGGTGCTTACGTGCATCTTTGCCATGTACCCCGACCTCGCCACGATTGGTTCCAAATTTATCGCCGACGGCGGTTTGGAAGCGGACCCGGCCGAAGCGTTCGGCGGTACGCAGGCCCCTTTTACCTCACGGGCCGATACTGCGGCCATGACGTCAACTCCGCCACCTGCCTCGACTGCGGCGCAATCGGCTTCGTCTGACGACGATAGCGAGGAAGGCGATACGGCCGCCCCGGCTGGCGTCGACGTGGACACAAGCGGCCTGCCATGGGACAAGCGCATTCACGCGGGCGACGAAGGCAATAAGATCACTACAAAAGACGGTTCGTGGCGTAAGCGCCGCGGCGTTGATGATGCAACCGTGGCCGAAGTGGAAGCCCAATTGCGCCAGGTGATGGCGGCCCCGGTTCCTGCGGCGCCTCCCGCGCTGGACGGCCAAACAAGCGTCATGGCTCCCGCCCCAAACGTACCTACTGCCGCCTCACCGGAACCGGCCCCTGCGGCGGCCCCGGTGCCTGCCCCTCCTGCGCCCGCGCCTACGCCCGAGCCTGCCGCCATGGCGTCTGGACCGGCCGCTGCCACGCCTGCACCTGATGGCGAAATGACGTTCCCGACGCTCATGCGCAAAATCACGGGGTTGCAGTCGTCCGGCGTCCTTACCACCCAGGCGACCAACGATATTGCGGCATCGCTCGGCCTCACCAGCATTCGCGACCTGGTGAACAGGCCCGATATGGTGGCTTCGTTCGCCGCCCTCTTGCCGGCTGGTGACGCATGATGGGCCTGCGTGAAATCGCCCGCCGTGCGCGCCAGGCGAAGCGCGACAAGCTGAACCGGGCCAACCGGGCAAAGCGAGAACGATACGACGCGCAGGGTTTCGGCGTGCCCTGCGGGTTCCAGCCCTACGCCCGAACGGTCGATTGCCCCAAGTACGGGCTGTCGCGGCGCGGTCGAAAGATCCTGCTGTGACGTTGCCAACCGGCGAAGCGCACGCCGTACTGGCGCCTAGCAGCGCGCATATCTGGTCGGTTTGTGCGGCGTCGGTCGGCCTTCGCCAGCGCTACCCGGAACCCGACGACACAGACGAAGCACGGGAAGGCACCGCAGCGCATTGGTACGTCGCGGAATTGCTAAACGGCCGGGATATGGCGCCGGGAACCCTTGCGCCCAACGGCGTGCCTATTAATGCCGAAATGGTCGATTGCGCGCAGGGCATCCTGGTCGACGTGCGCGACACGTTGAAGGCAGCAAGCCCAGGCTCGCAACTGCACGTGGAAAGTCGCGTCAATATGCCGATCGTCCATGAACAGAATTGGGGTACGCCTGACGTTCAGATAATCGATACGGCTCGTAAGGCCCTTCATATTTGGGACTATAAGTACGGGCATCGGTTCGTTGACGCGGCCGAAAACCTGCAGCTTATAGATTACGCGATCGGGGGCATGTACGAGTTTTCGGCATACGACTGGCCCAATTGGGCGATCACACTAAGCGTTGCCCAGCCGCGTAATTACGATCGGCACGGGCAGGTACGGGAATGGCGCACTACGGGTGAGGCTTTGCTGGACCATTACCGCCCTATGCTGGCGGCGGCCGCTACCGAAGCCATGGGTCGCAACCCGGCTTTCCAGACGGGTGACCACTGCCGCGATTGCAGCGGGCGGCACGCGTGCCCCGCGCTGCAACGTGCCGGGGCGATTGCCATGGACGTTTCGCTGCGGGGCCATCCGGTCGACCTTCCCCCGCATGCCGTGGGGCTGGAACTGCGGCAGATTGATGATGCCCTATCCCGCCTTAAAGCCCGTAAAACGGGACTTGAGGAACAGGCTTTGGGCTTGATCCGATCGGGAACGACGGTGCCCTTCTTCGGCGCGCAGCATGCGGTCGGCCGGGAGCGGTGGAAAGTGCCGGTTGCCGAAGCCCTCGCATTGGGCGAATTGTACGGCGTGGACTTGCGCAAGCCGGCCGAACCGATCACGCCTAACCAGGCGCGTAAATTGGGAATTGACGAAGCGGTCATTTCCGAATATGCCGAACGGCCACGCGGCGCCGTACGGTTGGAACGCATGGACGACAACGCCGCCAGATTGGCATTTGAGTAGGAAAATCAGCAATGACAAAAGAACGTTTCACCACCCCCTATCTTCGGTTCGTCCAGGGCGACACAGATGAAGCGCAAACCAAGGATGCCGCGGGCAATCTTCGCGTAGTCAAGAGCGGCCCCAATGCCGGGCAGCCGAACCCGCAATGGTTCGTTGCCGGCGCTATCGCCAAAAACGATCCGGCTTGGCCTGCCTATTGGGCGCAGGTGGCCACAAAGGCGGCGCAGGACTTCCCTGCGTTCTTTCCGCAGGGCGCGGCGCCGATCATCGCTGCCGGCGGTCCGGCGGGTCCTTTCCCGCAGGGCTCGCTTATGCACCCTCGCTTTTCCTTCAAGATCGTGGACGGCGACGGGCTGGACGACAACGGCAAGTCTAATGCTGCCAAGCCGGGTTTCGCGGGCCATTGGGTCATTCGCTTCGGCACCGGTTACGCTCCTAAGCTGTTCCATGCGGGCCGCTATTCGCCACAGGATCAGATTCAGGAGAATGGCGTATTTAAGCGCGGATACTTTATCCGTGTGTCGGGCACCATGGAAGGCAACGGCGACACGCAACGGCCCGGCATGTATCTCAACATGGACATGGTGGAATTGTCGGCCATCTGCCCGCCTGACCAGTTGATCGTCGGCGGCCCGGATGCGGGTGAGGCGTTCGGCGGCGCCCCGGCTGGCGCGTTGCCCCCCGGCGCGCAGGCGTTCACTGCGCCCGCGGGCAACGCGCCTTCGCCGGCTGCGCCACCTACGAATGCCCCGGCCCCGGCGACGACTTCTGCCCCATCACCGGCTGCGGCACCTGCCCCTTCTAGCCCACCGGCCGCGCCGTATGCCGGTTTCATCCCGGCGGGAAACGATGCGCCGGCTGCGGCTGCCCCGTCCCCCCAACCCGCACCGGCCACTCCGGCAGCACCTTCTGCCCCGGCTGTGACGCCATCCCTTACTAGCCCGGCGGCCGCACCGGCTCGTGCCATGTTGCCCGCCGCTGGCGGTGCTACGTACGAAGCGATGATCGCCGCCGGGTGGACCGACGAAACGCTGGTGGCCCACGGGATGATGGCCGCCTAACGAGACAACCGCCGCGCCCACCCCTCTCCCGGGGCGCGGCGGTAACTTAGGGGGCGGCTTTGAACCCCCCCGCCGCCCCCTTTTTTTTAGGAATTGACGCTATGCCCAAAATGCTGCCCGCTGCGGGGGAACACACGTACGAACAATTCAAAGCGACCGGTTGGGCCGACGAACAGCTTGTGGCAGCCGGCTATATGGCGCCCGAAACGTCTATGGCGGCTGCGGCAACTGACGATCGCTTGCGACTGTTGCTCGAACGGGTCGAACGGCTCGCGGAAGAAAAGAAGGCGATTGCCGACGATATGCGGGACGTGTTTGCCGAAGCCAAGGCGGTTGGGTATGATATCAAAATCATGCGCGAAATCCTCAAATTGCGCAAAATGAAGCCCGACGACCGGGCCGAAATGGACGCCCTGCTAGAAACGTACCGCAATGCTGTGGGGCTCGGGTGAAGTACCTGCCAACCTTTGATTTCGAAACATATTCAGAAGCCGGCTACGTATGGGAGGCGCCAAGCGATAAGAAACCGCTCGGCTACTGGACGTGCCTGCCGAACGCTCCGCAAGGCAAGAAAGGCCTCCCGATCGTGGGGGCATCCGTTTATTCAGAGCATCCGACCGCGGAGATCCTTTGCCTGCGTTACGACATTCGCGGCGACCACAACCCGACCTTGTGGGCGCCCGGAATGCCGGCCCCTGCCGACCTGTTCGCCTACCTAGCTAGCGGCGGGATAATCGAAGCGCATAATGCGATGTTTGAGCGGTTGATATGGGAAAACGTGGCGGTGCCGAAGTACGGCTGGCCCGCCCTGAACCCCTACCAACTGCGCTGCAGCATGGCCACGGCGCGGGTTAATAACCTGCCCGGCGCGCTGGAAAAGCTAGGCGACGTGCTGGCGGTCGAGACGAAGAAAGATAAGGACGGCAAGCGGCTGCTGTCGAAGTTCAGCATCCCGCGCAATCCGACGAAGGGCGACCCGCGATCGCGCATCCGGCCCGGGGACGACCCGGCCGATGCCGATCGCCTTTACAGCTATTGCGGTGACGATGTGCGCAGCGAGCAAGAATGCGCTGCACGGATGGAGCCCATGAGCCCCGCCGAGTTGGAATTTTGGCAAATCGACCAGGAGATTAACCACCGGGGGCTAGGTATCGATCGCAAAGGCGTGCGCGATTGCATCACCGTGCTTAACCAGGCTATCGGGCAATATGGCGATGAATGCGTGCGGATTACGGGAGGCCTGGAAGCCGGTCAGCTACAGGAAATTCGCGGGTGGCTCTCCGCGCAGGGCGTCTCACTGCCGGATATGCAAGCCGATACAATCGAAATGAAGCTGCGTGACCCGTCGCTGCCGCCGCTCGCGCGCCGCGTGCTTGAGATACGATCGCTGATCGGGTCCGCCAGCGTTAAAAAGCTGTTCGCGATGGAGTACCAGGCGAACCGCAACGACCGGCTGCAAAACTTGATCGTACACCACGGCGCGCGCACCGGGCGGCCGACCGGCGAAGGCCCGCAGCCGCTTAATTTGCCCAAGGCCGGGCCGAAGCTGGTTACGTGTGGCGCCTGTAATCGCCCCCACCGGCACGACACGAACGCTTGTCCGTGGTGCAATGTCCCCTGCCCGCCGATCGAGCGCAAGCGGGTCTGGAAACCCGACATGGTGCCCCACGTGCTCGAAGTGATGGGCTCGCGCGTGCTTGGGCTGGTTGAGTTCTTTTTCGGTGACGCCATGCTGGCTATCCAGGGCTGCGTACGGGGGCTGTTCCAGGCGGCCGAAGGGTACGACCTGCTAGCGAGCGATTATAGCGCAATTGAAGCCGTGGTGGCCGCCATGATGGCTGGCGAGCAATGGCGTATCGACACGTTCCGCGCGCGCAAGGATATTTACCTTTCGTCGGCGTCCAAGATTACGGGGCGCACATACGAAGAATACGAAGCGTACGCAGCCGCCCACGGCGATAACCACCCTGATCGGCAGGACATTGGCAAGGTGGCCGAACTGGCGCTCGGCTATGGCGGGTGGGAGGGCGCGTGGCGTGCGTTTGATCCGAATGAAGCGAACAAGCCCAGCGCGGAGATTGAAGGCATTATTCGGGCTTGGCGCGACGCCTCGCCGCGCATTGTGGCCTATTGGGGCGGCCAGCGGGTGCGCGACGGCTGGAAGTGGCGCGACGAGATGTTCGGGATCGAAGGGGCCGTAATCCAGGCGATCCAGCAGCCGGGGGTCGAATTCGTGCCCAATCCGCCTAGCACGGGCGACACAACGCCATTTCCCGTGCAGGTGCGGTTCGTGGTGCGGGACGATATTCTGCGTATGACGCTGCCCAGTGGCCGGGAGATTAAGTACCACGACCCGCGAGTGGAGCATTCGGCCAAACGGCCGGGGCAACTCGCCATTTCCTACATGACGTACAACACGAACCCCAAGTACGGCCCGATTGGATGGGTCCGCATGGACACGTGGGGCAGCCGGATTTTCGAGAATGCCGACCAGGCGATTGCGCACGACATTTTGCGCTTTGCCATCATAAACCTGCGCGCCGCCGGGTACCCCACTGTGTTGCACGTCTATGACGAGATCATGGCGGAAATCCCGACCGGCACGGGCTCCATCGAACAGTTCGAAGCGATCATGGCCACCCTGCCGCCATGGGCCGCCGGCTGGCCCGTGCGGGCTGCGGGTGGTTGGCGCGGAAAAAGATACCGGAAGGGCTAGCGCCCAGCAGCGGTGCCTAGCTTGTCCTGTAAGCGCGCGTGCAGCCGGTCATTCTCGGCGCGCAACCCCACCAAGCGTTCCTGCAGCGCCACCTGGTCCCGCTCGGACAGCGTGGAAGCGGCCGTATCGAACACGGCGCGCACGGCGGGAATGGCGGCCAGCACGGGGCCTAGGGCTCGGGCTGCGGCGATCATGGTTAGCGGGTCCATTGTCTTACTCCCCATTCACGGCGAGCAAGGCGGCCGCCAGCGCTCGGCGGGCTTCGGTCTGCGCCGCCAGGTAGTTGGGCGCGTTGCCGGCGCCGTACGCGGCGCGGGTGGCGCGGACGGCCGAAAAAGCGCGATCCTCAAGCGCGGCTGCGTGCGCAGCGGCGGCACCCGTGAGCGCGCCCGCGTCGACCGCAGCTTCCAGCACTAGGCCAAGCGCCCGGTACGTGCTTTCGACGGCGATCGCGCCCTGTTCGTCCAGAAGGGTGGCGTCGGCAACCGTTACCGGCGCCGCGGGCAGCGTGAGGGCGGCACAACCGGCGAGGGCCAGTGAAGCATACGCTGCGGCAAAAAACGGACGGTGGCGCATATCAAGGTGCTTTCGTGAGCGTGATTGCAGGAGCCGCCACCTGCGCCAGCCGCGCCCGCCCGGCAATCAAGTCGCCCAGCAGCGAGACGATCAAAACCAGGGCGTCGATAAGCGGGGCCAGTTCTTCGGCGGCGTAATCTACCGGATGGCCGAACAGGACCAGCGCGGCGAAAATTACCTTAAAGATGGCGGAAATGAGGGCGCCCACGATCACGCGGGATTGCCACCACGGCATGCTTTCGGGGTAACCCATAACTAGGTGCTCCATTTCTTGAAGGCGCGGGCAATCCGCACGTTGTAGGGCGGATCATGCCGCCAATAGCCGCTGCCGTTGAACCCTTTCGCGAAGGGTATACAGGCCGCGTGATAGACGGAAATTCGTTGCAGGGCGGATAGGAGTCCGGCGTTGCGAATGAACGCGGCAAAAGCGTCTAGGTGCGCGCGCTCGCTACGCCCCATAGCGGACCAGAACTGTTCGACCGTATCGAACCCGGCGAGTTTATGGTTAAACCCCATAATCTGCGCGCCCCCGACCGAAGCGGACCGCAAGGCGGCGAGTCGGTCCAATTCCATGGCAGCGTGAAGTCGCCCGTACTCACCCACCCCGCCGATATAAAGCGCGCGGTTCCAGGTTGGGGATGATACGTGAGGGTGCGATTTGTCAAACCGACCTTGGGTTTCACGGCTAAAAACGTGAGCTTCGAAAAGGATCTTGGGCAGGTGTGGCCCGGTAAGGAAGCCGCCTGGCCCGTCTAGCGCAAGAATGTCGGCGCGCACGTCCGTAAACCAGCCGCCGCCACTCTCGACTTCCCATACGGCTCGAATTTGCGCCACGCTGCAGCCAAGGGAAGCGGCCGCCTCGGTGAAGTCTTGGCTTGTCAGCCCCACTTGCGGCACGTCATCTCGGGGGAGCCCCATTGCGTCCGCCAAGGCATCGAACGCCGGGATATGCTCGGGCAGTAGCTTACCCCCGGGGCCGAAGGGCCGGACAGCAGCGGCGAGAAGGGCTCGGGGCGTCATAAATGCAAGTCCTGCAACATTTCCGCGTGGCGTTTGCGGCGGCGCATTTCGATAAACCGTAATAAGTCAATATCTAGTTCTTGCGCCATCGTGTCATAATGCCCCACGTCGCGCAAGGCTTTCTCCATTCGCGTCGGGACAAAGCCCACGCTATACGCACGAAGGGCCGCCACTAAAGCGGGGGAACCCACACGCGTGAGGATAAAACAGTCGTTTAGGGCAACAAGCTGTAATTCCCCGGCCCATTGGGTAGGGGGTTTATCGGTTATTTCCAAGTCAAGCCATAGTGGGCCAGCGCGCAGCATGGCGCGGCCGGGGACGTGCTGTTGCAGCACCTGGCCCGTTTGATGGGCGATTTGTTGGGCGGCTACGGGGGTACAAATCAGGTCCACGTCGCCCACCCAGCCTTCGCGCCAAGGCGGTAAAAATCCGCCAAGCTTAGCGGCCATGCTGCCGACTATTACGGCGTCATACATTGGTAACGTCCACTAAAAGGGCCGGCCCGACTTCGCCGCTTCCGTCAGTGTCGCTGAATTGCGATTGGCTGCGGACTTTAGCGCCATTGTAAAAGGTGCCGTTGTCGTAACGAAGCCCGCCCGCCGTGGCATCGAATACTATCTTGCCCGTATCGCGCCCCTGGCTATCTAAAAGAACTTCGACCCGCTGTTGCCAGTGTATGCCTGCCCCCACGATGGCCCCCTGTTTGCCCGCAGGCACGGTGCCCAAACCGAAGCCAAGCATGCGCAAAGGCGCGTGATGGCTGTGGAAGAGCAAGCCCCCGGCGCCGTCTCTGATTTCCAACGCGGCAACGCCAGTAGGAGGGGCCATGGCGCTAGCGCGGTCAAAGACCCACCAGGGCACGCTATACCCCGGGACCGTCTCGAAGTACTCAAAATGGAACGTCCAAGTACTCCCGTTCTTGGACGTTCCGGTATGCGCCGCATTACAAAGCTGCGGCCGCCAAGCAATAAGAGGCGCTACCCCCGACGGGTTCGTATAGGAAACGCCGCCAAGTTGCGTTGTGCCTTTAGCCATAAGGCTCATAGCGCTAAGGTTCGTATCGAACTGTAGGGCGCCGGATGCGTTGAATATCTGTAAACCTGCGGCCATTATGACCAACCGTAATGGAAGTTGGTCACGGTATTCGCTGACGCTTTTTCAACCCGGAAACTAAATTGGTTTCGGGCGGGGTAGCCTAAACGCACTTGATAATCGTACCAGGCGCCCGCATTGACGCTGTCGATATATACGAAAAGTTCATTCGCGGTGCCACCATCCGGATACGGCACCGTAATAGTTTCCCATACCGCCGACGCGCCGACGCGGGTAATGGTGCCGGCGATCGTGGCCGTACGATCCGTAATATCCAAAATGATTTGGCCAGCAGCGTTAAAAATCTGCAAACCCGCGGGCATCACCAAACCCCCAAGCGCACGCGCAAAACGCCGTTGGCGTCATAAATGCGCTGATGGCCACCAGACCATTCGAGACGCGCACCGCCGCCCGGTTTTAGGATGGAGAAATGGTCGGCGTTCACCACGAAATTGCCGTACTGCCCGTTATTATTGGTGGCCCACCCGGTCATATACCCATTTACGTCGACGGATACGCCGGCACGACCGAACAAGGTAGCTACGCCGCCTTCTAGCGTGCCGATCGCTTGCGAAAAGTTCGTGATGGTCACTTGCTGCGCGTTGACCGTGTTCTGCAAGCCGGGAATGACGGTACCCGAACGGATTTCTTCGGCGGTTGCCTTACGGACACCGGCCTTATAAATGAACAGTTCCTTGGCGGCAGTAGCGCCGAAGCCGCCCCACCCGACCATGAGATGCCAGTTAGTGTATACTTGGTCGGTTCGTACCAGTTTAGAAAAGTAGCGCCGCCCCCCAACGGTAGCCCCAATTTGCCCGTTAGCGTCCGGCTCGTTGGCAAAATGCAAGCCCGCCAGGCCATACCCGTGAATTGTCAACCCGGAACCTTGATACGACCCCCCCACTAAAGCTACATCGGCTTCGATGACGTACCAACCGGCAGCCATGGAAAATTGCTGTTGAACCCCCGCATTTATCCCGGCTCCCGCTCCCGCGCGGACAAATTGCGGTTGGTCCGCGCCCCCGTCTAAGCGTCGAGCCAAATCCAGCCAGGCCCCCCATTGCGTCCACCCCCGGGGAGTGGCCTCCCCTTCGACCCATGCCAGTTTAGGATTTGGGTTCAGCGTGCCGGTGGCCCCCTGCCCGAGCAAAGTTACAGTGGAAGTCAAACCCGCGTAATTGGTATTTGCCGTCGTGAGCGCTTCGGCCGTTTGCCGGATTTGGGTGCCGTGCGTCGTTAGGGTCGTCTCGTGCCGCGCTGCGGTCTCGTTCAACGTAGCGATGGCTTGCGATTGCGTCCCCACTGTCGCTTCCAGTGCGGGCAAAGCTGTTTTCGCGGCAATCTCTCCGGTGCTAGCCGGGCGTAGCCCAAAATAATGCAAATGAACAATTTTATCGGCATACTTCCCGTCCGTACCGTTATTCATATAGTGAAAAACAAGGTCTTTCGTATCGGGATGCGAAAAATCCAGAAACCAACTATAGCGAAGCACCTTGCCTGGCTCGCTTTGCCACCCGCTCGGGTAATTCACGGCGCCAGTCACATCGGGTACGGCCGCTAAGTGAAGGATGTGGGGGTTTCCAATATGGGCCCCCGTCGCAGTTCGGGTGTAAACGAAGGGGCCCGCGCCTACAAAGCTGCCGGCCTCTAAAGCAAGGGATAGTTCCATCACATAAAAGCCCGGGCCAAGTAGCGAGGCTACCGACGGAACCACGCCATTAACTGTATTGCCCACACTGTGAACGCGAAACACGTTACCGCCGTACATGCTGGCAACGTTAGGCTTGGACGCGCCGTAAAGGGCGTTCCAGTTTGTCCATCCCACGGGGTAGGTCTGCCCGGCTGGCCAGTTAGCAAAAGCCGGGTTAGGGGTGACAGAACCCCCGCTGATTTGTGCCACGATGCCCACGCTGGTTTCCGCGCGTGAGGCGTGACCGGAAGCGGTTGTTGCTGCTTGCACGGCCACCGTGGCGCTGCCCGCCGCGTTGTCGTCATGCCCGGCCGCGGAAATCCGCGACTGTTCGCTGGCGGCGGCCGATACGCCTGCGGCCGTTGCATGCGCTCCTGCCGTCTCGCTACGTGTAAGCGCCGCGTTGGCGTGCCCCTGTGAGGCATTACGTGCTTCGACTGCAAGCTGTTGAGATGTGGCCGCTCCGCTGGCCGCTCCTTGCGCGTCGTTTTTGGCCTGCACGGCTGTACCGCTCGCCGCGGTGGCAGTGCTCGCGTCGCTTTTAGCCGCCAAAGCGTAATTAGCCGCTGCATCCGCTTCACCGGCGGCCGCTAAGCGCTCCGCAATCGCAGCGTCTCGGGCGGCAATCGCAGCGTCTCGGGCGGCTTCGGCTTGTGAGATGGCTTGGGCCGCCCCGCCGTCACTGCTAAATAGCGCGTCTATGTCGGCCTCGGCCTGCGCGATACGGATTTGAGCTTCGATTATGTCCGCATCTAGCTGGTCAATCCGTGCCTGCTCTTCGACCGTAAGGCCCCCCGCGGTCGCGCCAGGCTCGGCGGGTTTCAGATCTTCAAAGCTGGTTCCGTCCGCGTATTCAAGTTCGGTGCTTTCCAGAAGCTGCAAAATTACAGCCTTACTCGCATCGTACTTAACCAGTTCCACCGGTTGCACCGCGGGCCGTTCGTCACGGTCCCATAGGTAAATATCGGGATGCTCTTCCTGCAGCACGATCGGGCACGCGCCATCGGGCCGAATGCCGTGTTCGACCACGCGAAAAAGCTTGGCCCCCCACCCGAGCGAGGAAAATTGCAACGTTACAATGTCGCCTAGCTGCAAGGCCCAGCCTCGGGGGCCAATGGTGGTTTCAAAGCGGCCCTGGTATTTTAGGCGGGCAAACTGCTGCTTGACAAGGCGCTGCGCTTGTGAAGGGGACTGTACCAAAGGTAGGTCAAACGGCAAGACGCGTTCGATCCCATCAATGGGCGCCTCTCGGTAGCGGGGGTAGTCGACAAGCTGGAAAAGCGAGGCGCGGCGAGGGTCGGTGAAGCGGCCGCGGATCTCGTTATACTTACGTTCGATCGGGCCCTTGGGGTTCCAGCGGAATTCCCCAAGCACATCGCTATCGTTCAGCGCCAGGCGCGGGGTGCCCAAGTCGTTGGAAAGCACGACCAAGCCGAAGCGCCCGCCCGTGTCCCGCATTTTGGAATTCATGGACGTTTCAAATGCTTCGATAACCTGCCGCGGGTCATCATTCTCACTAAAAATGCCGTCCGTGCGGTACCGCGGCTCACTGCCCCCATCGGCTTTCTGCACGGTTTCATCACAGCCGTTGGCCGCCGTGATCGCCTTCATAAAGTCGAAACGGGCCGGGGGCACGCCGCGCCCCACCGCCAATTTGTAAACCCCGTTGGACGGGTTCCGAATGCGCCAGCCTAGCATATAGGTAAGCAACTGGTTCGCGGAGTTGCGGCCCACTTCCTTGCCGCCGTAGGTAAACGCCCACGTGGCCTGATCGTCGGCGCGCATGGTACCGCTGCCGCCCCGCGTGCTATCAAACCGGGGGTCGTAAACGGGCATCCCGTTGCCTACAATTGTCATCCGGCTCGGGATGGACTGCGCGTATGGGCTTTCTTTTTTCTTACCGTTGCCCGTGACCTTGAAGCGCATGTGGACATAGGCACAGCCCGTGAGCCGGCGAGCCGAACCCCACTTCGTGCCGCTACCGATCGTCACGGTGTTATTGGGGCCGCCTTCCAGCACGGGGGTGACGGCGAGATACCCCACGCTTTTGCCCTGCGCGCCGCCGGCTGCGGTCCACGCCAGTTCATCGTCAAGCCAAATTTCGTCTATGCTGTCGACCTTGTGGGACGCCACGCAAACGATTTGGTCCAGGTACTCTTGGTCCGCTCCCGTCCACTCCTGGTAGCGAATGTCGGTTGCCATGGCCGTGCGGCCGAACACAAGCTTACGCGGCGCAGACGGGTCGACGTTGGCAAACAGCCGGTCGCGAGTGGCCCCGGACATTTCCGGCGACTTCGGCCCAAGTCCGAGCGTACCTGCCGCAAAGCCCAGCGACGCGCTAACCCCCGCCGTCGTAACTGCCGCGATGATAGACGCGGACATGACTTGCCCCACGCCCGGGATGACGTTAACCGCAACCGCCGCAACGATCGCGAGAGGCTTTACAAGCTTAGCCACGGCCGATAGCCCACGCCTTGGCCCAGTCGGCGCGAGGTACCGGAACCAGGATCGGCGTTCCAGCTGGTTGCTCCCCGATAAAATACGCCACGTCGCCCATCACTACGCCCACCACGCCTTCGTGCCAGGCCCAATCGCCGCGTTGCGCCAGCGCCGGGTGGACTTCGGCAAACACCCCGGCAATCGTGGCTTCCAGATCCTTGGCAACTTCGGCAAAGCGCCCCCGAAAAGGCTTGGACGGGTTCTCGCCGGTCATGGCTTCGGCGGCACCCGCGGCGTAAAGCGCACAATACGAAGTCCGCGTGGGGCCGCCCACCCCGTCGTCCAGTTGGTCGCGGGCGCTCGCCATGTAATGCGCCAGGCGCGTTTCCCAATCGGGCAGCCGTTCCGTTACCATTGGTTCACCCGCCCTGCTGCCCGGCCCGCGCCGGGAGAGGTTCCCCCGGGGGCCACGACGTTGCCGTAACCGCCGCCGCCCGTCAAGCCCGCGCCCCCGGTGCCATTCGCAATGGCAATAGCCGCGTCGGCGCTGCGGTCGCCCGGGTCGAAGTCGTGCTGGTCCAGGTACGTGCGACCCGACGGCGCGGAAAGGGCGGAAAGGTAGGTTTCGATTGTCAACTCAATTACCTGCCGTTCGGGGCTGCCGGTAATGGGCATGTCGACCATATAGCCGGTATAGTAGTTCCAGAAGGCCCCCTGCCGCACGTTGTTCTGGTTGTAGATCGCCTGCCACAAGCGAGCCACGCGGCCGCGCCACCTGGTTTCATCCGCCATGAGATTAAGCAACTCATTGTCGGGCAGGATAAGCCCCGACATCGTGATAGTGAGCGTTTCGGCGCCGCCCTCCTGGAACTTCGCCTCGCCCACGTCCAGCACGTCAGCACGCAAGGCTTCGAACGTGAACCCGTCCAAGTCGGTGTCCCCGGTGGCACTAAACGTAAGGTCCGCCGGCCAGGTAGTCGACCGCAACGGGTCGCCGTCAATGTCAAGGTAGACAAGGAACGCCGGCTTGAGAAACGTTCCCTCTAGCGCGGCAACGGCGGTGGGATCGGCGCGGCTCATGCTTCGAAGCTTTCTTCGGCATCGAACGCGAAGTTATATTTGCCTTCATCCTCGGGCAGCGGGACGTCATCTTGCGTGAGTTTCATTTGACAAACCGGGTTCTTGGCCAACACGATTGCGCCGGGCGCCAACGCTTGACGCAACGGCGCCCGAAATGTGGCGGTGCCTACCCCGCTGGAATTGGCGACCAGGTTCTGCGTAAGCATAACCATTTGCCGGACGCCCGATGGTAAAACGAACGTAAGCACGCGGCCTGCCGCTAGATATGTGCGGCTAGCGGGCATGCCGGCAATCAGCGCGGTTTCCGCCCCGGCGGCGGCACCCGCAGACCCCACAATAGCGTCAGCCGCTACCGGCTGGCAGCGTTTCCACGGCATAAGGAACGAATGCGCCCTGCCTTCCAGGGAGGTAAAGAACGCGTACCACGGCAGCGCCGCCGCTTCGGTCGTAATTTCCATAAGCGATGCGGACACGCGCCAGCGGCCTGCCCCGGGCAAGCGGACGATTTTCTGCGCGCCAGTCCAGCCCGACCGGTTCACCTGGTTTTGGGCAGGTGGAACCCACGTGGCCCGCGGGAAAATCGCATTTGGGGGCATAATTTTCAACGCCACGGGGCTAGGTCATCCTTTTGCGCTGCAGGCTGCGCATCGTAGCGCTTTGGGCGGCTTGTACGATAGTAGGCGCTGCGTCCGCAAGGGTTTGGTGGATAAGGGCCACAGTCTGTTCGTTCGCGCCCGGCGCCGAAACGGTAATAGTCATATTGATGGTCGGGCCGGCATTGCCGCCCCCCGCTTGTGCCATCGTCCGCATTTGGCCTAGCGGGATGATCTTGCCGGACTGCGCGGGCATAAAACCCTCGCCATCGGTCACGCGGTACATTTTGCCGCTTTGGACGTGACCACCCGATGCCCGGCCGCCGAACAACCCCGAAATGAATGAGCCCGCGGCACCGATAAAGCCGCCCCCACCTGTGCCGGACGCGCCGGCAATCGCTCGGGTTAGGGGCTCAATTACCAAGTGTTGTAGGAGCATATCTAAGGCACTGGCAATAAGCGGGTCGTCGACGCCTAGTTGGCTCATGATGGCATCGCGCATCCCGCCGCGAATGCGCTCTACTTCGTCCACTACCAACTCTTCGGCCCGATCGCCCATATTCTCGCGGTCGCGAGCCATCTCGTCCATGTATCGCGCCAAGGGGCCTTGGTGGTCCTGCTCAACTCCCGTGCGGCGGCCGGCCTGCGCCGTGGCCAGGGCGCGACGGGCGTGTTCGGCATCCGCAACCCCCCTAGTCGCAATGAGCGCTTCCAAATCGGCCCGTTCCTGATCTTCGGCAATGTCCAATAGCCGCCGCTCGAGGGCTAGCCGTTCCTCGCGTGTGCGTGCCAAATCTGCTTGAGCGGCAATCGCATTGGCCTCCAGGTTGCGGTTTTCCTGCAGGCGGCGGTGCTGGTCCATGTTTTCGCGCTCGGCTTCCCGCGCGCGTTCGCTTGCCTCTTGCGCTAGCTCTCGGTCCCGATCGGCAATCACGGCGGCCGAACGCATTGCCAGCGTCGTGTCGTGCATGGCCTGCAGGCGTTCGCGCTGCAAAGGTGTGTACCGGGCGTCGGCTTCTATTTGCGCGCGTTCCCGGGCCCGCTCGGCTGTCAGGCGTTCCGTTTCCAAGCGGGCCCGCTCGGCAGCCGTGGTCGCGGCTTCCCGGCTTAGCTGTAGCTGTTCATTGGCGAGTGCGTATTCTTCGCGTTCAAAGGCCTTGGGGTCCAAGGGCGACCGTTCAACCCGGGGTCGCGCCCCGCCACCGCCCGTCGCCCGCGGTCGTGCGCGCCCGCCCCCGCCACCGCCCGTCGCACGCGGTCGTGCGGGTGCCGCACCCGATGCGGGACGTTCGGGCTCGAAACCGCCCCGAATGATCGCTAAGCGACGATCGGCGCTAGCCGCGTTGTACCCCTTGTTGAACCGCCCGAGTAGGTCGGTACCGCCGGACGAAAGGCCGCCAAAGTTGCCCGTCTTTTGGTTGAGCCAACCCGTGATTGCGTCAATCTGCCCAAGACCGGGCCGGATGCGATCGCCAAGGCTCATGGCCTCGCTTTCGATTTGGCCAAAGACCGAACGCGCCGCGTCCAGCAGCGGGTCGAACGCATTTGCAAGACCCTCAAAGGTGGCCCGAATGTCAATGCCCGCCTCGCTGGCCGATGCCGCCAGATCCCCGAACCCGTCCGAACCCTCGGTGATAAAGCTAGTGAGCATTTGGGAGAACCCGCCGCCCTTGTCGAACTCACCAAAAGTGATGACCGCCGAGTTATAAACCTGCGTCATGGCCTGATCGAAGGTCACGGGCATTTGCTTAAATTCGGCGTCAATACCGGCCGTAAATTCCTTGTCGGTAAAGGCGCGCACAAGCTTGTCGCTGGTAAGTTCGCCTTCCTCCGCCATGGCTCGCAAGGCGCCAACTGGTACGCCCAGGCTATCCGCTAACAGACGGGCCAGCCGCGGCGCCGCCTCCATAACTGTGTTAAACTCGTCGCCACGCAGCACGCCGGACTGTAGCCCCTGCACAAGCTGCCGGGTAGCTTGTGCCGCTTCCATTGCCGCGGCGCCACTGATCCTAAACGACTTGGACACGGTTTCAGTCGCGCGCGAGGCTTCCTCTTGCGTAATGCCCAGTTCCAAGGCGTTGCGCTGAAAATTGGCGTACAAACCGGCCGTTGCCGAAAGGTCGCTGCGGGTCGCATCCGCAACGCGGCGTACGTCCTCCTGCGCTTGGGCGAACGACCCACTTTGCGACGTGGCCAGACGAAGTTGCGCGGTAAGGTTGTTCGCTTCGTCGGCAATGCTCATAAGCTGCCGGGCGACAGCAACGGTAGCCACGCCAGCAAGCGCCGCGCCCATCCGCCCAGCGGTGCGGGAAATGACGTTTTCGGTTTGCCCTATGTCGCGCTGCATACGGCCGGTGGAGCGCGTAAACTGCTGCTCGGCGCGCAGGACGTTGGCGTTATATCGGTCTAGCTTCGCTTCTAGTTCGACAATGACGCGATCGGCGGTAATGGCCATTAGTCAACGCTCCCTGTCGCTATGCCCAATTGTGCTAGCTCAAGCTGGCGTTGTCGAACGAAATCCACGTCGGGCAAATCCACGGGTTCGTCGTCGCCACCGTTCGTCTGCTTGTGGCGCTTGTTCCAGTTGGCCCGCATGGCGGTGAATTCCCAAAGGGTCAACCGCCGCGCCTGGTCGGGCGGGACGCCCATCATGGCACAATCTACTAGGGCGCTGGCGTAGTCGAACCATCCGCTTTTTTTTTATCCTCCGCAGGGGCCGGCGCGGGCGCTTCGGTTTCGTCGGGGTCGGTGTACCCCTCCACTTTGGCATAAAGGATCGCGGCCGCCAGGTCCCATTGTTCCTTAAGCGGCATTGCGTCAACGTATCGGGAGATTAGGTCATTAGCGCGCAGAGCCGACACTTTAACGTCAGCGCCGTCCACCATGCCCTCCCCGCCGCCGACCAGCCCTAATCGGATGGTTTCGCGCACGTCGTCCACCCGAAAGGCGGCGAAGGCCGGGTGGCCTATGTCCACTTGATCGGCAAGCCGGCCCTTTAGGACGCGGCCGTAAAGTTCGCCGATGCCCGCACCCGTCTTGTCCTGCAGTTCCCGGATTTGCTCCAAGGGCAGGGCGAAGCGGTACTCGCCATCGGCGAACTTCAAGTTGATACAGGTAACCGCCACGATTAGGTCGCCGGCACCCAACGCCAGGGGCCGTCGCTGGCGATAGTCAAGCTAAGGCTGCCGAACTCGCCGCCCGTTGACGTGCCGCCCATTTGCCGATTGGTAATCATGGCAGGGCCTTCATAAAAGCCCGTGCCCACGATCGAGCCCGCAGGTCGCCCGATAACGAAACGGTAGTTTTTAGTGACACCGGTTGCCTGCCGTATCGTGTCATGCTGCGCCAGGTTAAACAGGCCCTCGCCCGTTAAATCCCATTGGCGGCCGGTCGGCACAAGGCGCCGGTTGGGCACGTGTTCGGGCTGCGCGCAGTCAGGTACGAACACATCGTTGGTGTTTACCTGTTCGGTAAAGTTACGGGTCGTGATGCCGCAAAACGGGGTGAAGGTTTCGGTTGTCGCGCCGTCACCGATGGCAAGGTCAATATAAGTACCGCGTACAATTTCCGGCTCGGCCATGGCGTGCGCCCTTTCCTTTTCGCGTCAACGTGTAGCTTGTCTCGCCTTTTTACGGCAAGGTTATTTCTTCGC